CAGCGACTGGCCATACTGCTGAATATGCAGGCGTACCGACAGACTCAATACCTTGTAGTCGGCTGGAAGCGGCGTGTCCACGTAAAGGCTCACCGCCACCGAAGAGCCGCCACCCTGGTCCGGCCAGAACTTCCCCGTTGCCAGGTCATACCCGCAGACGCCGCGCTTCCGCGAGTCAAGCAGGAAGGGGATCTTGATTCCCGCCTCCACCTCAACGGCGCCCAAATCCTCCGCCTGAAACAAAGCGGCGGTGGCGGCAGGATTGGGAGTTGCCGTAACACCCGTGAGCGTGAGGTCCGAAGTCTCAATGCCGGCAATTCCCTTGCCCGTATTATCAAGGACAAGAGGGATCTCCGTTCCCACCTCTACTTCGACCATGCCGTGCATCTGACTGAACCGTCCTTCGTTGAGTTGCTGCTCGGTCTCCACCACCGACTTGTCGGCCTTCTGCGTCAGCACGTCAGCGCGAAGGAACTGCCAAGCAGCGCCATCCCACCGGTACTGCCCGGCCCCCTCGCCGTTGGTCACGAAGGCGCCCTGCCCCTCATAGGTGCCCACCAGGGCCTGAAGGTCCGCAAGCGTATCGGCGTAGATCGCGCTGGTCTGCTGGCCAGCCTTGAGCGCCTCCACATCGGCGGGAATACCGGAGGCATCCAACTGCGTCCCCACGAAGCTGGCCAGCACACTCGCTGGCGCCTGGGCGTTCCGCCCCCCTTCCATCACCGCCAGCTTCGTGGCGCTGCTGATGGCGCCAATGTCTTGGTACTGACTGAGCTCTTTCTCTGCCACGGTTTACCCCTTTCCGATAAGTTGATAGCCGTCGTGGCCAAGCAGCCATGCACCGTCGTCGCCGATCAGCAGCTGCAGGTTGTTGCCGGGCTCGAACTCGAAGGGTTCGTCCGGTTCATAGGTCCGAAACTCCAGGGCGACGCCGGCGGCAGATGGCACCCATTGCCCAACGTTGCCGAGGAAGAAGTCGTCCTCAGTAGGCTTACGACCGATGTGGATGCGGATACGCGCGGTCCCGATGTCTTCCACTGCGATCCGCGTCACGTCGAACAAGACCCTCAGTGCAGCTTCGATCTGCGGCGCAGTACCGAAGCCGCTGTCTACCAGCACCTTCCAGCGCAGCAAACGCCTGTAGTTGTCGTCATCCAGCGTCGAACCACCGGTGTAGAGTCCCGAGCCGCTCCGGTACATCGGAAACTCGCCGAAGCCACCAATGTTCGGCTGTCCCTGGAAGCCGAAGTGCCAGATGGCTCGCGTGTTGCTGATCTGCCTTGGCCGGTCCAACAACTCGCCCAGGCCATCCAACTGCCGACCCACAGCAGTATCCAGCCACCGGTCGTCCCGCAGCTGCCTGAGCGCTCCTTGCAGCGTTGTCATCGGCTGGACCAGCGCCAGCACCAGCGAGCGCAGCCGCTGTGACTGTTGGAACTGTGCCGTCCAGTTCGACCACGCAATGGAACCATGGTCCTGCTGAAGGTCCATCAGGTCACCTCAATGCGCGAGGGGTCAAACATCGCCCGCTGCTGCGGCTGAATCGTGATGTTCTCGGCCTGATATGCGCCGGGCGCCGGCTGAACTGCCGGACTGGACGACGTGGCAAACAGCAACGTCGCGTAGGCCACTCCAGGTACGCCGTAGACGGGACGATAGAACGACTGCCACACCACGTCGTCTCCGATGCTCAGCTGCCCGCCAAAGGCGGCCAGGCCAGCGGCGATGTCGTTCAGGCCTGCGTCCGGGAACGCCTGTTCCTGCGGGTCAAGCAGGGTGATAGATGCCTTGATCCATACGTAGACCGGCACAGGTCGGTCGAACCGAATGACGGCTTGCAGCCCGGAAGCGGTCTCCACCGGAACAGCGAACGCGCCATGTGTAGCGATTCCGGCCGCCTTGGAATCTCGGATCGCCTCAGCAATCTCAAGGTCCAGTCCACCCTCCACGATGACGTGCACCGAGTGCGGCGGCCTGCCTGCCATGTCCGCGTAGTCGCTGGTGTTCTCATACGCGACGACATTGGTAACGCCGGCGGCGTCTGCGCGCACCCGTGCAGCGATTGCCGGGAGGGTGGCCCCTCCCATCCGGTACAAGCCTTTGCCATACCGATTGCGCAGAGAGGAATCGCTTTCCGCTGGAGCCCCTGCTGCAGCCGGCGACGGGTTGTTTACCGACGCCCATCCGGCTACCGCTGTGTCGATCACAGTCAGCGTTCCCGGATCAGCTCCCAACGTCGATGGCTGAAGCGTCTCAGCCAAGGCAGGACTGCCCAGGATGCCCACCCTCAGGTTCGGCGTGAAGCCGAGAGGGAATCCTGTTCCATCAGCGGCGATCAGTCGCAGCTGTGCTCCATCCACCGACGTCGCAACGGTGGAATCGGTGATGGCCATGGCCAGTCCGTTGAGGATCTGTGCCTCGGTGGCCCCGGCCGCCGCGTTGTAGGTGTATCCGACGCCGTCGATGTAGACCGTGTAGGCCTGCGCGACAGGCGGGCCGCTCAAGCTGACCGTAGCGTCGGCGGTGTTGGACCTGGTGATCCTACCCTCCTGCGCCAGACCCCACTGCTCGCCGCTGACCGCACTCCGGATACGACTGCCGGCCGGAACCACAGTGCCTCCCTCCCCATACAGCACCACGTACCCGCGCGAGGGTGTGGCGCTCTCTCGCTCAGCCCCAGTCAGGGAGACCGCATTGTCCAAGTTCACGCCGCTCGCCGAGCTCGGGTAGGTTGCGCCATATATCCCCTCGGACAGTTCCCAGAGAGCCGCCTCGCGCTCGGCGAACGTATCGATCAGAATCCCCATCACCGAGTCGGGTCGCGTCTCGATGTCGCCGGAGAGTCCGGCCGCCTGCAAGTTGTTCCGCAGCGCTGCAATGATTTCGGGCCGGATATCCGCCAGACGCTTGCGGATGAACCCGGCCGGGGTCACGCCGAATTCGGCCATGTGCTACTCCAGTGTGATGGTGTCGGCGATGAGGCCTTCGTCTGTGTTGGCCTGGAAGCTCACCTCCAGCCGCCTGCGCTCGCGATCGATGTTCAACTGCATGCTGGCTACCCCTGTCACGCCGGGAACGTCGTTTATCCGCTGTCGGAGCACCGCCTCGATCTCGCTGCGGTTGGGCCGCTTGACCAGAATGGATTCCAGGTAGGGGACGCCGAACGTGACGTCGAGGAAGTACTCCCCGAACCACGTCATCAGGGTGACCTTGATCTGCTGTCGTACCCGGGAAGCGCCGTCCACGAGCACCACGTTGGTGCCGTCCACGGCAAGGTCGTGCACCGCATTAAGCTTGAGGTCCAAACTCATTTCTGCGGCTTCCCAGAAGTACCAGTGCCCGGCGTGACGCCGGTCGTGATGTGCTCGATCAGGCTCACGCCGTCTGCGGTGACATCGCCCGTAGCGTCCAGCTTTCCTCTGAGCAGAACGTCCGCATCGATGGTCAGGCCCGCAGGAGCAGAAATGCTCGCTGCACCGCTTGCCGTGATGGTGATATCGCCTGCGGGCGATATGGTGATGCTGGCCGAGCCGAACTGGACCACCAGGTTCTCGGTGTCGACCTGCTGCACGCCAGGCCGACAGACTGGCGTCGCGAACGCGTCGCTGAGATCGAACATCCTGGGATCTCCTGGCTCTCCGTCCGTCCCGGAGAGCCAGTTCTCCAGTGCCCGCTCGGAGAAGTGCAGAGTGACGTCATCCCCAGCCGCCAGTGGCACCGAAATGGTTGCCTGGCCAGCCATTCCGCGCGGAAAGTGCACGGGAACGCTCACAATGCTGGGCGCCCCCAGCGCCTCGCCTGAGGACAGTGCCTTGCTGAGCGCGGGCGCAACGACAGCAGCATGCCCGTCGAAGCTCACGATCTTGCCGGGCAGGCATGTGTGCACCTCTGCCAGCTCGGTGGCGATCAGCCGCCGAAGGTCGGATGCCTGACTCATGACACCTCCACGATATGCAGGTCGGTTGTCCAGTCACCGCCGTGGTAGTCGCCACTGTGCGAGACTGATTCGACGCGCCAGATCCCCTTAACCTGCCGGCTGTCCATGCGCACCCGGTCGCCCGGATTCAACCAGGGAAGCAGCAGTGACCGGACGCGCCAGCCGTCTCGACGCTGCCGCTCGGATCGGACGGTCTTTCCACCGCCGGCGTCCTTCTCTCGGCTGGCCTCGCGCACACGCTCCGGTGAACCGATCAGTCCGGATGCAGCGTTCAGCACGACCACGCTGCGCTCGGTCACACCCTTGGTGGCCACTACCTGCAGGGTCTGGTTCTGGATTGACCATTCCAGACCAGCACCCCTGCATAGCTTGTGCAGCGCGGCACGAGCAGGCCCGTAGAAGCTGAAGCCGTGCTCCCACGTCCTCGGCGTCAGAGACCGAGGCATGTTCAGGACCAATCCCATCTTTCCCGCCACGTCCTGGATGATCGTGGCCGACGTTGATCCTGCGCCATAACTCAGGCTCACCGCGCTGTCGCGAAGCTCGCCATACCCATCGGCGATCGCAAGCTCGGTGACCACATCGGGCGAATCGAAGCGAGTGAAGGCATCGACCACCGTGCCAGCCGCCAGCAGGATGGCTCCACTCTCCTCCTCGTAGCCCGCGTAGAGATAGGCGCGAAGGTCAGGCTTCTCCAGAGCTTTCCGCGTAGACGGAGCGAGGTTATAGATCCGGATCGAGTGCACGTTAGGATCCTCTTCAGCATCCTTCTGCACGTCGAACTGGATCTGCATCGGCGGCAGGATGGTTGTGCCCTGCCCGCCTGGAGGTCCAACGACCAGGCGATAGGTGCGGCGGAACCGTGGCATCAGGCGATCTCCGCAGCGGGAATGTAGATGAGGCTGGCCAAGCCCTTCCGGAATCCATCCCGGGGAATTCCGGCCGTGTCGCCCAGCACCAATGCCATCAGCTCTCCAGGCGGTAGCGCGAGGTAGTGAAACCGAGCGAGTAGCGGAACGTTCGGCACAACCACGATGCCGGCCACAACGGTCTCCTGGTTGTAGTTCTGGACTTCCATTGCCCACTGCTCGGCCTCGCTATTCCAGCCGAGTCGAACAAAGTACGTTTCCCCATCCAGTTCCACTTCCAGCAGCTGGTCATTGGCGTCGATGGTTTCGATCTGGAACATCACTGCACCCCTGGGGAGATTCCGTCTCCGCCAATGCCCAGAGTTCTGTTCACGTACTCCGTGGCCGCCTGCTGCTGCTTCTCACTCAGCTCTTGCGTGCTAGCCTTTCCCCCGCTGGTACGTGTCGATCCGGCCTTGCCCTTGGCCTTGGGCGCCGCTTTGTCCTCAGGCACGGTTTCCGTCTTCAGCTGGGCCTTGACGATCTTCCGGAAGTCGCAGTCGATGGAGAAGTGGTCTCCTTCGTTAGTGCGACCGATTCGGCAACGCTCCATGACCATCTCAGTGTAGGTATCCATGCCAGTGCTGATCGTGACCAGCTCGCGGGCCTCGTGAAGTCGTCTCAGAACGTCTTTTGCCTGGACCAGCTTCTGCCAGCCGTTGGCGCCGAAGACCGTGATCTGCGCCGAGGTCACCATGCCCGACAGCGACAGCTTCTCGGCATCATTCGACACGTTGTCGGTGATGGTGCTGCCATCCTCGACGGGGTAGACGGTCGCATAGCTATCCAGCACCGTGTCCTCGCTGATGAGAGCATCCAACTCCAGTGCGCCGACGGCCGCACGAGTGCCGAACACCGAGCTGAAGGTCAGTGCAGTCAGCGCCATGGTCAGTATCCGATTGCGAAGTACCGGACGATGCCGGGGGTGGCAGTGCCCTGCAGAAGCGTTCCACCCGCTGCGTCGAGGTCGCGGATGGAGCAGCCAGCATCTCCAGTCGTGCTGAAGATGAAGCCCAGGCAGGAGAACGCGTTCAGACAGGCATTCGGGAACACCTTCGGCCACTCCACCCTGAGGGATGAGTCGGCGGGCACGGTGGCTTCGCCCCACTGGATGATGAGGCGGAAGTTGCCGGCATCGTTTACCAGCTCGACAAAGCCGCTCGCGGCAAGGAGCGAATCGGCCAGGGCCATGAACGGGGCCATTCCGAGGTTGCTTCGCGCCTGAGGAACTGCCGTGGCTCCGGTCCCGCCTTTCCCCACCGGCAACACCCCGGATAGATTCGGCAGGCTGATGTCCACCTGCTCGGCACCGGTAATGCGCCCCTTCTGATCAACCTGGAAGCGGCCGACCGCGCTTGATGTCCCGTATGTACCCGCGTTCACGCCGGTGTTGTCCAGCGCATGCGTGTGCCCATCCGGACCCGCGTCGTTGCCCGACGCAGACGTGATTGACTTCGGCACCGCCGCTTCCCCACCCCTCCAAATCTGGTAGGCAAGCGCCTCCTGCAGGGTATCGGTATCGCCGCTGGTGAGCGTCAGACCGGCGGCGTCAGTGACACCTTTGACCTGGTTGAACAACCACTGCTGTCGCAGCCCGTCGCCGCGGTGCACTGCGTTGAACTGCTCGACTGCTGGCGGCACCTGGCCAATGAAGCCCCATCCAGTCCGAACAGCCTGTTCGGACAAGTCCGCGACCGGACCTTCTGCCGCCCAGGTGACAGTGAAACCTTGGAAGAATTCCATGCGCCATCTGGCCTCATGTTGCGGGCACGGCCACGGCCAAAGCCATGGCGCGCGCCGAGTGGTTTAGAAGCTCTCGACCGGCGTCGGCAGCTGGTACTGGAAGCCGGTCATGGCCTTGCTGGTGCCGCGCTGTGCGGCTGCACCATAGGCGGCGGGGTTAGCGCCAGGCGGCGCGGTAACTTGAACGCTAGCGGTCTGGGTGACGGTCTGATTGACCGCAGAACGGCCCGCATTAACGACCGAGCCCGCTGATACGCTGCCAAGCGATCCGGTCGCGTTCGCCGTGATCCCGATGCCTTTCTTGGCCCATTCCGGGATCAGCCCCGACACGAAGTTCCAACCCGCGGTGAACTTGGCGGTGATCCAGTTCCACAGCGCCTCCACGCCGGACTTGAGCGAGGACCAAGCACTATCAGCCGTGACCACGATCCAGCCGATGGCAGTACCGATGGCCTCGGCCAGGCCGACTACCAACTTGATGACCATCCCGATGAGCTTGATGTTCATCCTCAACGGGAACAGCAGAGCCTCACCGAAAAGCTTCCCGTAGTTCGCGGCATTCTCCAGCTCTTGCGACGTGCTTTGGACCGGATTGATCAACTGGACGAACCAGTCCCAGATCTGCTGCAGCCAGCCACCGATGGTTTCAAACGCAGGCATCAACGGTGAGAGAGCGTTCGTCAGTTCCTGAAGGGCCTCACTACCCGCAGCGGCAACGCCTTCCCACACGCCGCCGAAGAACGCCTTGATCGGTTCCCAGTACTTGTAGACAAGCGCGCCCGCAGCGATTACCGCAGCAGCGATAAGCGCGAAGGCCGCTGCGCCCACAGCCCCAACGCCTGAGACCACGGCGCCGATCGCACGAATCACACGCAGGAAGCGCAAACCACCGCCGCCGAGCTTGGAGAATGCTTGGGCAGTACGCCCCCTCGCGAGCCGGTCGAAGAAAAGCAACAGCGGCCGCCCAGCGCTCTGCAGGGTCTCAAACGCCACGGCGAGCACGCGGAACGCCCGAACAGCGGCAACGCTCCCGACGACAGCCCCGAGGGCAGCGCCGATTCTAGCCATGTTCTTGATGACCCACTGAGCAGCAACGTTGAATTTCTCTGCCAGCTGGTACTTCTCATTGAGCTCACCGGCAAGACGGGTGAACTGGTTCCGGATCTGCGTGAAGGACCGCTGGAAGGTCATCGGCAGAGAAGCCATTGCCGCGTCGACCTCACGGGTCTGACCGAGCAATCCCTCGGCTATTCCCTTGGATGTCAGTTTTCCTTCTTGTGCAACATTTCGCAGCTGATCGGCCGTGATTCCAAATGCCTTTGCGATCGCGTTGGCCAGGACCGGGGCACCCTCAAGGACCGAATTTAGCTCTTGGCCCCGCAGCACACCGCTGCTCATTGCCTGACCAAACTGCTCCAAGGCGGCCTGCTGGGACTGTGCGGACCCGCCACCCAGCGAGAGCATGCCACCCAGGGTACTTGTCAGCTGCAGGACCTGGTCGTTGCTCAAACCCAAGACTTGGCGATTGCGGGCAATCCGGGTGTATGTGCCGACTGAGGTCGAGTAATCCTGTCCTTGCCGCTGGGCCTTGTCGAACAGAAAATCGCGTGTGCGAGCGCGATCCACCGGCGACTCGTTCTGCAGCGCGATCTGTCCCTTGGCCGTGGACCAGGTGTCCGAGGCATCCATGAACGCTTTGCCGCTGAGCGTTGCCAAGACGCCTTGGATGGCGCCCTGAAGCATGCCGCCTGCAAAACCAACGCTGCCTCCAGCTGCGCCGGCACCACTGCTACGCCGCATGCGGCGTTGACGCGCCTCCACCCGATCCATCTGCCGCAAGACCTCGCCGTATCCCTGACGGGCCCCCTGCCGCAAGCCAATCCCGAACTCCCGGGCTTCACGGGTCAGCCGGCCCATAGTGCGGGTCAGCTGGTTGCCAGTGCGGTTCATGCTGGCCAGCTCGCGATTGGCGACCTGTACGCCGCGCTTCAGCTGGTCGTTCGCGGCCTTGGCGGCCGTGTTAACCGCCTTCTCCGCCCGACGGTAGCCGTCGACATACTTCTTGAGGTTGCCCTCCCGCAGCTCATAGCGCAGGACGGTGACCAGTTCGCGCAAGGCCATGGTTACTTCCCTTTCGGCTTCTTGCCCGACGCCTCAGACGCCTCGCGGGCGTCCAGCAAGGCGTTAAGCTTGATCAGGTCCATGAGATCAACCGTTCCCTGGTTGATCTCGGTCATGGAGACGATGCCGGCCATCACCGGCCGGAAGATCAGGAACTCCCGCTCGAGCTCGGGTTCGAACCGTCCAGCAGCCCGCCCAGCTTCTCCCCGAGGCCCGACCCAAAGAGGCCGAGCCATCGCCCCAAAGGGCCGGCGAAGTTCAGCTTGATGATCTCGAAGAGCAGTTCCAGGATCTCCCCGAAGTCAGCGAAAGCGTCGTCCATCTGGCTCTGGGTCAGCTTTCGTGCGTCGCGCCCGGCTTTCTCATAAGCGACCCGCTCGGCATCGATGAGTCGGCTGCACCACGTGTCGAGGCCCTTGCCGTCCAGCGATCCAGAGAACGACCGGATTGCCCCGAGCAGCACCGCTTCATCGAGTTCGCCGTCGTCCTCGTCGGTCCTGCCGGCTGCAGCCGTGAGCAGGGTTCCCACCGCCGGCAGCAGCTCTTTCTGCAGGTCGCCGAAGATCCGCAGCTGGTCGCGCGGTGCAAAGGTCGTCAGGTAGAACGTCGTCTGCCCGATCTTCACTTCCTTCTTAGCCATCAGCGTGCGCCTCCGACGTGGTAGGTCGCGTCGTTGGACGTTTCGATGGTCCACTCGCGATTGCTGATGGTCGCGCCGAACTCAGTGTTCGGCTTCTTCACGATCCACGCTCCGGGGTCGGCGATCAGGGTCCGACCGGTGAGATCGGTGATGGCCAGGGGGAGCGCACCCTGCCCATGCGAAGCCCGGTCGAAGTCGGCTGCGGCAGACAGCGCATCGTTGCTCTTGCTGGTCTGCAGCAGGGTCAGGGTGATCTGCAAGGACCGGTTCTGCGACATCGAACGGCCCTTCTCGCCGTTGGCACCCACCACCGAGGTGATGCCGTCCCCCATCTCTTCCACCGAGATGAAGGTGTCCTCGGCGTAGCCGGAGATGATGTGCGGCCCGAAGGTGATGATCACCTGCGAGGAATCGTAGGTCTTGACGCCCATGTTCTAGGTCCTTAGATGCTGTAGGAGAGGGTGCCGGTGATCTCGGTCGTGTGGATCGCGCCGGCCAGACGCGCGGAGAACTTGATGCCCTCCAGCAGCCGCTGCGACTTCACACTGTCGGCAATCTCGGCCAGGCCGGGATAGGTAATCCGGTACGACTCAAGCACGTTGTCGTTGGCGTCGGTTTCGCGCGGTGCGATGCCGCCGGCGGTGACACCTGCGTCCAGGGCAGCGCGCAGCGCGGTCACGATCACCTGGATGCCCGCGCTCGTGTACGGAATCTTGCCGTCTGCCTTCGCCAGCACGTCCACGATCCCGGTCTGAACGCGATCCTTAAGCCAGTCGCGGAAGCGGATGATGTCGATCCACTCGCCACTGGCGACGGTCCCGTACTGGCTCAGGCCCAGATTGCGGAACTGTTCGTAGGTGTTCGCGTTCTTTCCGCGCACGATCTGGGACTGCCCCTCGGTCAGCGGGTCAGTCTGCACACCGCTCAGCCGCACGTTCGCCCAAGTCTCTGCGCCAGGGTCATACGTGAAGCGATTGGCGGCGAGAGCGGCTTCCACCCACTCCGTGCCGGCGCTGGCGTGATACCAGAGCGCCGTGCGGTTGTAGTTCAGGGCCTTCAGCTGGCTCGCGATATCCGCGTCGCCGGCGGCGATGATGCCAGCGTCGCCGCTGCTGGCCAGCTGCAGCTTGTCGTTTGCCTCCACCCAGGCGGCGGCTTCCATGATGTCGGCCGCGACGCGCGACAGCTGGATCAGGCCATACCACCCGGAGTGGGCGGCCCGGATCGCCACCAGGGCTTCGGTGATGGTCTCGGTCGGGTCGCCGTCTTCGTCCACGGTGCGGCGACCGACGTACACCTGATCGATCGCCCGATCCTGCTGGAAGACAGTCTGGACGGCCGTGTACAGGGCATCGGTCAGTGCGACGCCATGGTCCAACAGCTCGTCGGCGGAGGTGACCAGGAACACCCGGTCGGCCGAGGCCGGCAACGGGGCGAGGAACAGCAGGTCGCTGAAGGACTGCTGGTTGATCGAGGTGGTCGCCAGCGAAATCTCGACCTTGGCGATGCGGTCAATGGATGCCATTGCAGGTTGCTCCTGGGCATGGAAACGAACGCCTGGCGGCGCGGGAGGGCGTGGTGCAGATGCCGGGCGCTCAGGTGGCGCTGGTGGCGTCGAATGTGTCGACCAGGGCTGTGCCGTGGTCCTGCAGGGTCATCTCGCCCTGGACGGTCTTGATCAGCCCGACATCCTCGTCGTGCTGCTTGGTGTAGCGGATGCCGATATCCAGCACTGCGCGGGGCTCGTACTTAGCCCCATCGCGCAGGACCGGTATGTTCTGCACCGAGTCGGTGGCGTAGACAGCAATGTTGGCCGCGTACCCCGCCGCGACCATGTATGGGCCCTTCAGGCGCTGGGACAGCTCGTCAAGCGCATCGAAGGATCCATCTCCGAAGCACTGCAGTTCGACGGTGGCATCCCGGTGGGCGGCGTAGGTCTGAACCCCGTCGCCGCTCAGGGCTGCTTCCAACAGCGGCGCGCGCGGTGCCGTATCAACCCGAACAGTGATGTAAGGGAGCTTGGGGCGAGGACCATTCTGGTTGGCGAATATCACCTGCAGGGTGGTTGCCTTGGCGATCAGGGCGCGGATTTCATCTTCGATCATGCGCCCTCCTCGCTCGACAGCTTCTGCCGGACCGCCAGATAGCGGTAGTGGTTCACCCCGCGCATGCCCATGTTCCAATCGCTGCCGGCGGTGACCAGGTAGCGATCTCCGCGGTAGATGACGATGTCGCCGTTGCTGTCGGTGTCGCCAGCAACCGCCAACTGCGTCCGGGTGTAGATCCGAACAGCCGACTCGACGCGACGGCCTTCGGCCAGCGCCTGCAGCTGGTCGTAGTCCTCCTTCTTGGCCGGCTGAATGCTGGCCCGAAAGTCGGTCTGCGTCTCCTGGCCGTCCTGCCAGCGCCCATCGATGTAGGCGCCTTCGCCCCGGGTGATTCGCGGATGTGTCCGTTCCCCGAGCATGCCCATCAGACCTTCTCCCAGCGGATGGCGTTGACCAAGACGCTATGGTTAACCAGTGGTACATCGCTGCCCTTCTGGGCCACCGTGGATGGAGCGTTCGGAACAGCCCAGCTTTTCGAGGCGCGGACGTGGGCCTGCTGCTGATCCTGGGCAAACTGGCCGAGATCCGACAGGGCGGCATCAACAGCCACCCCTTGCGTCACCTTTGCCGCCATTCTGTCCATGACGGCGCCCAGCGTCCTCTCTTTCTTCTGGGCGAAGTCGCGAATGAACGGGCGAGCGGGGATATCTGCGGTGCCCAGTTCGTTGTAGATCGCTATATCCAAGATGCTGGTCCCTTCATGGCTTCCAGCATCGGATTGGATACCAACCTTCACGCCCCGGCCGTCAAGCGCATCGACCTGCTTCAGGTACTGCGCCAGGCCATCGCCGCTGCTCTTGGTTATCGCGGCCATCCGCAACACCCCATGGGCTTTGGGCTGACGGTGATGGCACCCAGCCGCGCGCAGATGTCGTTGAGGGCGGCCCAGCGTGCGTAGAAGCCCGCCGGATCGGCAACGCCACCGCCGGTGGCGCCGTCGAAGTAGGTGCGGCTGAGGTCGCCGTCCGTCTGGGATTTCACACCCAGCGGGACGGCCTCGCCGTTGTCCGCAGCTTCCTTCTGCTGCTGGCGGCTGTAGAGAAGCCACGCGGCGTACCACGCAACCGCCTCGTCCGCCTTTTTCTCTGTGAGGCATGCCGGCCTGTAGGCCTCCGCCATCGAGATGGCCGTGGCCTTCTCTTCCGGCGTGGCGGTCAGGCCCGGGGCGAGGAAGTCCAGGATCTCGATGACGTCGGCCATGGCCATGGTCAGGCGTCCTTCTGTTCGCCGTCACCGCCGGTGCCGGCCTTCTTCTCGGCCTCAGCGATGGCTTCCTTCAGCTTCTCGACGCCCCAGTTGGCGCCGGCGTTGGGGACGCCCAGCTCCTTGGCGCGGGCGACCAGCGCGGCTTTGTCTTCGCCGTCGCCGCCGGTGCCGGCCTGCGCGCTGGCTGCGCCCGAAACCACTTCCAGCAGGTTCGCCTTGACCAGCTTGCCGAGGTTCTTCGTCGGCTGGGCGTCGAAGGTGCCGCCGGGGGCGATCACCTTGCCATCGTGGACGTGGGCGCCCACGGACTTGTTCTTGTAGGTCGCCATCACAGCACCGCCTTGGTGAACGCGAGGGGGTAGAAGACCGAAACGCCGGCACTGCGTGCCATGCACGGCACCACCAACTCCAGGTTGCGGGCCTGCGCCGGCAGCTGGTTGAACTGCATCGGCACGTCGTGAGTGATGTTGTCCGGCGCGAACTCGCCGGCAATGATCAGATCATCGCCGCCCGGGCCAGCGCCCGAGAGTTCGGCCATCTCCTCGAACACCAGGCCCGGATGCTTGCGACGGAAGAACTCGGCCACGGTCAGGCCGTTCGAGTCCGGCAGGCGCTTGGAACTGATGATCGACAGCGGCTCGGTGGCCATCGCGAAGCGATTCGGGGTGTGCACACCCTTCGACTGCACGCGCACCGCGTTGTAGATCGCGTCCAGGTCGGCCAGGATCACGTCCGCATCGGTGGCCATGGTCCAGCCGCCGGTGATGGTCGTGGTGCCGATGTTCGGATGGTTGGTCAGGCCGTACAAGCCATAGGCGGCATCGCCAACCATGCCGATCAGGTTCAGCTTGATTTCCACCGCCAGGCGCGCGGCGTTGGCCTTGCGGGTCGGGAGATTGGCGCCGGTGGCGTTCGAGGCGATCAGCTCGTTAACGTTGTAGCCGTAGCTGTCACCGATGGTCTTGACCCGGATGGTCTTCTCGACGCGGGCCACGTCGGCGCGCGGCAGGTCGTCGGCGTAGTTGGCGATGACCTTGGCGATGCCCACCGAGTCGTAGACCGAGTAGGTCACGGTCTCGGCCCATTCGGGGACGTCGCTCGACGGCGGGACCAGCATCAGCCCCTTCATCGGCGGCAACTTGCGGTCGTAGGTGCGGGTGCGGACGTAGTCCAGCTGGCGGGCAGTGAAGATGCCAGCATCCTGCCGGACCAGATTGGCTCCGGTGTTCTGCTGGAACTGCGCCACTGCCGAGAGGTCAGCCTCGTCGTAGTGCTCGTGCATGGTGGTTTCCTGATGTGCAGAAGCCGCCCGGAGGCGGCTTGGGAGGGGTGTCGGTTGCAGACCGGCTTACGGAGCGGCCGGCGGCACCGCGAACGGGTTGTGCAGCTCGACCAGGGCGACGTTGGACGACACGCCAGCCGGATCCGTGACGGCGACGATGCCGCTGCGGAACACCGCGTTGGGCAGGGCCGTGCCAGCGTTGGCCACCCGGCCATCTGCGGCGAAGGAGACCGGACCGTCGACGGTCACGGCACCGCCTGCGGCCACCTGCGCCCAGACATGGCCCTTGGTCATGACCGAAGCGCAGTCGTACTGGACATAGCCGGCACCGGTGATGGTGTGGCTGTGCAGACTGATGCCGCGCACCTTGGTGCCAGCCCCTGCGACCAGCACGCCGCTCGCGTCCGTGCCAGTGACCAGGCCGAGGCCGAGGCCCGCAGCGCCAACCGGGAACGATTCGACGCGGTCGTCGCCCGAATCGCCCTTCATGCCCGCAAACGCGCGGGACTGGTAGTCCTCATACATGGGGAATCACTCCTCGGTGGTTTCGCCGCTGTTGCGGGCGATCATGCGCTCGCGCGCGGAACGGGCGTCCTGGCGGACTTCGGGGTTGCTGCCGGCGGGGCGCTGGCCGACCAGGTCCTGCCGCTGGCTGGCGACCGCGTCCTGGCGCTGCCCCTTCTCGGCGATGGCCAAGTCGTAGGCGGCTTCGATGTAGCCGTCGCTCTTGCCGGTCAGGTCGAAGCTGTCGCCGCGCACCTTCTTGATCACGGCACTGCGGATCTCGGTGTCGGTGGCGTCCGGCTTGAAGCTGGCGCCGATCTTGGTTGCGCTGTCCTCCAGCAGGATGCGGGCCTTGGCAGCCGCGGCAGCATCGGCGCGGACCTTGTCGGCTGCCTTCTCCGCATCGACCAGCTTGGCCTCGGCAGCATCGGCGCGAGCCTTCTCCTTGTCGATGTCGGAGCGAGCGGCGGTGAGAGCGTCCTGCGTTGCCTGCAGGGCGTTGGCGACCTCGGGCGCGGCATCGTAGGAGATGCCGGAGTCCAGGCGAACCTTGACCATGGTCATGGTGGTGTCTTCCTCGGTTGTGTCGGCGTCTGCCGCGTCAAGATTGAGCCGGGCGTTGCCCGCACGGCCACGGGGGACCAGGGCCAGATGGTTGACCCTGATGTTTCGCTGGATGGCGTCGTACCGTTCGCCATTGATCTCGCCGGGCGTCTCCTCAATGTCGAGGGTGTAGCCCAGGCTCAGTTCCTTCTTGCCGGCCGCGATGGGCGCCGTGTCGTAAATCACCACATCGCCGCGCGCGTCGTCGCCGTCCCTCCGTCCCTCGGTCAGGAGGGTGCCAATGGTGTGCACCTTGGCGTTGCTGGCAGTGACCAGGCCGGGGTGCCCGTCCGTGATCGGCTTGCCGCGGTAGCTGGACAGCGAATCCGCGTGGAAGACCTCTTCCGGCGGCCGGTACTCCCGGCGCAGCTTCCCGTCAGGACCGCGGTAATCAAAGATCCCCGTGCGGGTGAGGATCGGGGCGTCCTGGATGAAGCCCTCGACGGTGGTGGTCGCCTTCAGCTCCACCCGATCAAAGCGTTGTGCGGGCATATTGCCCTCCTAGTGAACGATGAGTGCCGCGAGGTCATCCAGATCAGGCAGTACGGCCTCAGCACTGCAGCGGCAGCGAATGGGCTGCCCCGGATGGCCGTCGGCTGGCGGCTGATCCCAGCGATACGTCTTCCCCTCGCGAGCGACGTGCTCGGATCGCTCGCGGCCGTCCAGCACACCGCGCCAGCGGTACTGTTCGACGCCGATGCCCTGCTGCCGGGCTTGGGTGATATCGCCGTTCAGCTTGCCGATCTGGTCCCGAGCGATCAGCTCGGCTCGGTGCTTGGGCAGGTCGTAGGTGTCGCGCACGACCTTGATCACTTCCCTGAGGCTGCGGCCCGATTGGACCGCAGCCGTCACTCGCCCCCGCAGCTGCTCCACATACTGCGTGGGGATGGACTGGATGAGCGATAGGTTCTCCGCCTCCCAGACTCGCATCAGGTCGCGAAGGTCCGGATCCGCCGTCAGGATATTCACCCCGTAGGCGGACCTCAGAACGGCATGGAACTGCTGCTTGTTGAAGGCGGTCGTGCGCCTGGCGAACTCGGAGACCAGTGGCCCGAGCACTTGGTCCTGCACCGATGACAACGAGGTTGCCGCTGCCAGTGCCTGGACGAGCTCGTCGTACCACCCAGCCGCGATCGACGGGTCGACCGCGTCGGACCGGTAGCCCAGCGCGCGGATTACCGCCGGCCCCACGACCGCAGTTAGCTCGGTAGCGATGGCCGTCAGCGCCTGCTCATAGTCCCGCTCGACGCCAGCCGGATAGAGCCAGCGCCGAGGTTTGCGTGCCGGCCGGCTCACAGGCCGCCCGCATAACTCGCCGCGGTCCCCGGTGTGCTGTCCTTCGGCACCAGCCCGAACAAGCCGCGCTGCTCGACGTAGCTGCGGGCATCGTCCTCCGAGACTGCACTTGTACCGGTGATCGCAACCACGGCCTCGGCCTCCGTCTTCAGCGCCTCAGCCTTGGTCTTCTCAATGTCGGCCAGCTCCTTCTCCGTCAGCTGCTTCAACGGCGACCACTGGACCTTCCAGTTGTCGGGAGCCTTACCCGCCAGCGCCCGCTGTGCACAGATCAAGGCGATGACGCGCTCGAGCGCGGGCTGCATCCTCAGGCTGCGCAGCTGCTCGACCAGGTTGTAGTAGCCCTCGAAGTCGGCGTCCCCGGTGGCGTTTTGACCGCCTGGGGAGCGGCCGAACAGCAGCGTGACCGGGATGCCGGTCTCCGCCGACAGCGCGATCTGGAACTCCTGCAGGAGCTGATTGACCCCGCCGACGTTGGTGTCGCGGATGTCGTAGTCGTCCTCCGCATCCACAGCGACGCTGTTTCGGACACCACGAGCCTGGTCCACCATCGTCAGGCGCTTCTGGATGGCTTGCTCCTGGTTGGCGACGATAGCCGCCGCCATCCCCTTCATCTTGTGCACGGCCTGCTGCTTGCGGCGCAGGATCTCCTTGGCCAGGCTGGTCGCTTCGACGTAGTCACGAATCCGGCGGAAGGCGCGGGTGGCTGCCGCCCTGCCCCGCCATGGGATGTTGTCCTGCCGCATCTGTGCGGGAAGCGGCTCGCCTGGAACCTCGATCAGGCGGGACTCGTGCACCAGAACCTGGGTGCCAGCCCCGCGCACCCGCAGCCGGTACAACTCGGGTTGCCCATAGTTGCGGGCGTTCGGGTCGTTGTAGGCCCGATCGATCGACACATCATCGATGTCGAACGCGCGCAGCTCCTCGATGGTGTCCAGGCGCTCAGGCTTGAGCGGGTCCCGCAGTAGCCCGCCGTCAGCGGCAATCACGAGAAGGCAGCCACCGCCTCTCAGGCGAGACCAGCGCGCCGCATCGGCGAGCAGTGGCAGCACGCTCAGGCGCTCCAGTTCTGCCTGGATGACGCCAGCAGTGTCGCCTGTGATGGCCACGCCTCCCTTGACCGCGTTGTCGGCCGGCAGGTCCACAACGCGTGCAGGTAGCCCGCCTTCGGCGTACAGATGGGAGTCGCTGACCAGCGCGGCGGAGACAACCGCCCCAAGGCTGTTGGCGCCCAGTACCGCATCCATGTATCCGTCCTGCTGCAGATGGGTGCTCATTGGGCCTGTGCCATGAAGAGGGACAGCTCGTCGTCCAGGGCATTGAACGCGCGGGAACTCGCGTCCACCTGGTCATCGAACTGACCGTTGGGGAACATCTTGTATTCGTTCATGAGCGGGTCGTTCCATGGAGCCCGCAGCATCTTTACGTTGCCGGCGTTGACTTGCGCCGCGAATCCCGCGTTCCGGGTGACTTTGTCGCCGCTCTCCAGCGAGAAGGACGAGGGCACGCCGTACAGCTTTCGGCTGAGGTGCATCACCTGCGCCTTACCAGCCTGGCCGGGGTCCTGCGGGATCGACTGCAAGCACATGTCGGCCTTGCCCGTGTTCCCTATGGCCGTCTCGACTTCATCCGGCCCCATGCGCTCACGCAGCACGTCGGCGATGTAGATCACGCCATCCGATGAGCGACCGAGCTTCACACCTGCTGTGTAGTCGCCCCTCTTCATCTTGGCCTCGGTGCCAGCCAAATCCCAACCGCGCACGAAGTGCAGCCCGGCAGGAAGAGCATCGACCGTCTCGATCTTGCCGGTCTTGATGATGCCACCCTCGCCCGGCGACGGCTCCTGCTGGTACTGCCCCGAAAACACGTAGGGCATAGCCTCGCGCATGCGGTCGAGGTCGGCCGCCGTGTGCTTTTCTGGCCAGAGTGCGTCACCCTCATCCGAAAGCGCTCGGAAGCACACGTGCTCCCAAACTTCCCCGTTGCCACCCGGCCGCGCCGGTTCGCCTGGCTTGCGGCCGAGCAGCCATCCGGCCAAGTCCCTCTCATGCAGGCGCTGCATGATGACGATGATCGGCGTCTCGGGGCTGTTCACGCGCGACTGCAACGTGTTGTTGAACCAGTCCAGGACGCCACCACGGACCTTGTCGCTCCCCGCCTCGTCCGGCTTGTGCGGGTCATCGATGATGATCGCGCCGCCGAAGCCTGGCCGTGCCTTACCAGCGCCAAAGCCGGTCACCGTGCCGCCGGCACCGGTGGCGTAGACCACACCACCCTTAGTTGTGCGCCAGTCGCCCTTTGCGCTGCTGTCCTTGCGCAGCTGGACTTCGGGGAATATCTCCCCATAGACCTCATGCTGCACCAGCTCGCGGGTGTTCGCGCTGTTGTTGAGCGCCAAGTCCGCCGCGTAACTGATGTGGATGAATTCGGACTCGGGAACCTTGCCGAGGCACCAGGCGATCCAGTTCACCACCGCCAGCTCAGTCTTGGAGTAGCGCGGCGGCAGGTTGATCACCAGCCGCTTGCACTCCCCCCTATAAACCCGGTCCAGTGCGGCACACAGCTCTGCATGGTGCCGGGCACGCATCCATGGGAAGCCCTTCTTGCGCAGGAAGGTGTAGCGGCTGAAGAAGTAGAAGTCTTCACGCGCCAGCTCGGCGGCGACCAGCCTCTGCTGAGGGGTCAGCTCGGCCACGTCACACCTCCTGCAGCAGCTTCTTCGCCTCCTCTCGGAACTGACCCGGGGTCAGGTCGGCGCTCTGGATCGGCCCGCCATTGGGGCCGCTGTGTTCAATCTGCTGGCGGTTCGTGTACGCGCCACCCGTCTCCTTTGCCGCCTGCTCGATGAGCTGCGCGGCGAGGCCCAGATTCTTCATCTTCTCGGCCTGGTTCACCATGCGGTTGAGGGCCCGGAGCCGCACTGCCCGGTTGGCGATAGGGATCTCCGCCGTCTCGGCCTTGAAGCGCTCTCGGGTGCTGTTGAACAGGTCCACCCACCGCTGCGCCAGCTTCCGACCGGCGTGCTTGGTCGGGTCGTGGGACTCCACCGTCTGGCGGCTGACCGTCACCCCGAACTCGTTCTTGACCGCTTCCACCACCGTGCTGGGCGTGTCGAAGCACGCCAGCTGCTGGACGATGAAGGTCTTTACCTGGGCATCAAGGGCGGGCATCTCTGTTCAGCCTCGTCGTGCCCGGTCGTGTCTATGCCGCCTTCAGGAGGCAGGTCCCACAGGACCGGGCAATGTTGATCTTGGCCACCTCAGGCGGCCTGCTTGCTGCGTCCACCATCCGCTGGACCTCCTCGCTGGCTCCATACCTGCGCACCACGCCGACGAACTCGCCCACATCGTGCCCTCGCATGGCCAGGCAGGCGGTGCCGTCCCTGTGGAACTTCGGGGCACCGTACTGATCCGTCTCCTGGCTCAGGTGGTAGAGCTCATGCTCGACCAGCGCGCAGAAGTCGGTATCGCTGCACTCGGCGCAGTAGTCGGCGGCCAGGGTGATGACTGCATCCGGCACCCGGCCAAACCAGTCGACCATCTGGCGCTCCATACGGGCCTTCTGCCACCCACCGGCCCGGAAGGCGACCAGCTCGGCCTGCCCCACCACGGTCCTGCCCTGCTTGGTGAACGAGGAGGACGCCCAGAGGACTGCAACATCCGCGCCTTGGAGGTGCTGGTGATCCGGGTTGTGGAGGTTCCCCCCTTCGTCCAGGACCTCCCCCTCTATCCATGCCCACACCTCGGGCGCAGGCCTGAACTGCTGGGTCAGGTCCTCAAGGTCAAGGGCCAGCAAGTCTGGGGGCGGAAGAGGCCGGGGCATAGCAATGGGCGGAAATTCCGGAAGTGGACCTTTGAGTTTGAAGGCTGTTTCCTACCCCCACACCCAGCGGAAGCAGCGAAACATGGAAATCACGTTAGAGGGCATCGCCATGGTCATTTCGGCGGTCACCGGTGCGATCGGCCTGTACCTGAAGCACCGCCGCAAGAAGTGACCACCTACGCCGGCTCAGGGCCCGATGCCCGCAGCCGGCTTCCCCTCCACCTGGTCGATTGCCTCGAGCTGCGCCTCGTACTGCAACAGGCAGCGCTTGCGACCGTTGCTCACCTCGAACACCGCCGATGGCGGCGCCTCCCTCACCCACTTACACCGCTTACGGAGTTGGGGATCGATCGGCACGTAGGTGGCCACCGGGACGGTGATGACCGTGGGTGGGGGCGGGTTGGGCTTTGACGGCGCAGGCTGGCAGGCTGCCAGCGTTGAAGCGACCGCAATCGCGATCAGACGCATATCAGTACCCCTTCAATGCCGGGCAGGCGGAATCCAGCAGCTCCAGTGCTGCCTTGCAGGTATCCGGTCGCTCTTCGTAGCGACCGCGCCAGGTTGAGGCCTCCTTCTCTGACGCCTCAATCTTTCCCGCCAGGGCCTCAAGGGCAGCCGCGCTCTCCGCCCTGAGGGCCTCCAGCTTCTCGGCCTCCGCCCTTAGGGCACTGGCTACCTCTGCCAGGCGCTGGTCCCGCGTGTCCACGTCAGCTTGCAGCCGGGCGGCATCGGCCTTCCAGTCAGCCCGGACCTTGATCACCTGAGCGCTCAAGTCGCGGATCCGTTGCTCCTTCTCGTAGGCGGTCAGGCCCGAGACCATGCAACCGAATGCCAGAACGGCACACACCAGCTTGATCTTGCTCCCTGGGCGCCGCAGCCACTGGAGCCCATCGGCCGCGGCCCCGATCACCAGGTTCCAGACCGCCAACAGGAATCGAATCAGGACGCTCATGGCTTATCGCCTCCGATGGCGCCGGTGGCTTTCTCCACCATGCGCACGTAGCCGGGCAGCAGCCGGCGGATGAGAACACCTGACAGGCCGGCCAAGGGCAACTGTGGTGCTCCGGCAAGGGTCGGCCAGATCGAGGCCGCCACAGCGATGACCCATGCAGCCACAATGGCGTAGGCCATAACCGCGACTGCCAGGGCCGCCCAGCGAGCAGCGGTCTGTAGCAGGCGATGGCCGCGGCGGCGATTGGCGTCGGCGGCAACCCTCTCGGCGTCCTTCTCAGGCAGCAGCAGGACCCCGATCAACGCTCCGGCCATGGCGACCAGCAACACCGACTGCGGGACGCCCAAGATGATCCGTTCGGCCTCCCGGAGAGCGTCGGCGGTAGCGGGCGCCACCACTGCAGCGGTGAACATGCCCACGATGGTCTTGAGGGCGCTCACTGGCTCGGTCATCGGGACACCATCTTCGCGTAGAGCGCCTTAGCCAGCTTGAGCTTGGCCTTCCGGTCTTCCAGACCGTTCGGCAGCCCCTTGCTGTCGGGATTACCCAGGTTTACCGCGCGGCTCACTGCCAGCACGTCGTCCCGGTCTGCGACCGAGTTGATCCCGTCCCGCTGCCAGAAGTAGCCGGCGGCCAGCGCAGCGTCCGGAAGGTTGGCCAGCAGGTCCGGATTACGCACCGCGCGATCATCGCCGTAGATGGTCTGGCTGTAACGGGCGTAGTTGTCACGGCCAGTCAGCTGGATGGCCCCCCGCCCTCGGAAGCGAAACCCATCGCCGGGCTGTGTGTTGCCCAGATCCTTGCGGCCCTCATAGCGCGACTGAGCCGGGGTGGGCCCCCACAGCTCCTTGAGCCACCGCCCGGTTCCGCTTTCGTGCGCCACCTGGGCGAGGAAATGGCAGACCCGCAGCTCGGTGTTGATGCCGAAACGGATGCACGCCTGTTCCAGCGCAAGCGCCAGCGCGGGTGAGAAGCCCATGCCGGCGGCGACGGTCTCGATGCTCACCATGGGGTCTCCTGCATAGGTGCCCGCCCCGCTGCCGGCTGGGCGCGAGGGTTGATCCGGTCGGGGGTTGCGGGCGTAGATGGAGCGGGCCATGGGAATAGAACCCATGTGGGCAGCTTGGAAGGCTGCAGCCTGACCACTCGGCCAGACCCGCATAACAAAAAGCCCCGCACGATGGCGGGGCGTTCGTCCGGGAGGTTGGCCCCCGAGGGGCCAATTTCCCAACTGTACTTAGCCTATATGGTTGGGCGAACGGGTTGCAACCGTTCACCAGACCTACGCCGCTTCTCGCGTGCTGAGGGCTCGCGCCATGTGCTTGATTGCGTCCTGTTCGGCGTCCCGGAGCAGAGCCAAGATCCAGTTGTACATGCCAGACCAGGCATCTCGATACGCTGATTGGCTACGGCAGATGGCGTTGGCACGAGTCCGATCCGACCACGAGACATACCCGGCGCCGCCACAACGGGTGCACGGGACCATCGGATACCCATGGCAGGCATCGCATGCGGATGACCCGGCTATCTCCTGCAGCGCGGCCAGCGTTATCGGCGCGACCATCGTTGCTGCGTCTCTCGGCCAGCACTGTGCCCTGGCGCTGTCGAGATCCGCCTGCGCTCTGTCGATCAACCGACGCAGATCTGGTGAGACGGTCCGGGAGAACACTGCCATCGCCTGATGGAAGCTCAGTTCCACCTTGGCGACGGACAGCTGCTCCTCCTGCCTCCTCCATTCGCTCAGCACCGCCCCAAGCACCTGCATACGGAGCTTCGCGGACGGGCGCACCTCCGTATCCAAGAAGCAGCATTCCACCACCTCCCGGCCAAGGCCCGAGGGAACACAGCCGAGCGCATGCGCAATGTCGATGTTGGCTAGGCCGCCTCCGCCTCCGCCGAGTCCAGTGTCGAACCTCACTGTCTGGGCGCTGAGCCGTGCCAGTAGTTCACGAGGATCAGCCATGTTCTCTCTCCTGTCGCATATGGTCCCGGCTTGGCCGGTCAATGGTGTAGCGCATGTGTCGGCGGCTGCCGGCTACCTGGACAAGCCCGGCGTCGGCCATGTTGCAAAGCGCCTTGATGGCCTTCCTCCTGTTGATTCCGCACGCCGGCATGCCATCGGCGATCTCGGAAGCGAGGTGCCAGCCGGGGTGCTCACCCATCCAGAATCGGACAGCGGCGGCGAGGCTCATGGTCCGACCCTGCTTATCTCGATCACGCAACCAGGTGCATCGAGCGCGTCCGCCCCCTCGCCCGGGTAGCGCTTCGCCGCGGTGCACTCCACCACTCGGGCGTCGTCGCGCCAGATGCCGGCGTCGGTAAGAGCGTCTTCAGTTGATCGCACGAGCTTGGACAGGTCGGGCAACTTGCTGGGGAAGACCCTTCGGCGCTTCGGGGCGCTCAGCGGCTTGGACAACGTGAAGGTCATCCGGACTTGCAGCGGCTCGTCCAGCACGGCAAGACCCAGTGCCTTGCGCACCTGTTCGGCGGCCAGCTTCACGTCCTGTCGCCATGGGCGCACCTTCTTCGACGCCTCCACCAGTTTGGCGTGAACGAGCCCATCCCGGCCCTTGTAGGTGCCCTTGAAGGCTTTACTCCCCTGAGGTGCCGGGGATCCGTAGACCACGATCCGGATGGTCATACGGCCACCATGACCAGTCCGTCCTGCCACATGGCGAGAACGGTTCGTTCATGGCCGGCCTGCCAGATGAGGGCTTTCTCTTCCTCGGTGTATCTGCGGCCCTGATCCAGCTCCTGATGGCAGGCGCGGCAACCACTGGCGAAGAAGCAGTCGTGGGCCTTCATCGCCCCACCCTTACCGTGCCGGCTCTGGTTGCTGTGGCAAGGCTCGCCGTATCCGCCCACGCAGACGCCAGGGATAAGGAGCGTGCACTGGATCCGATACGCCAGGTCCAGCAAGGCTCGGTCGCGGTAGTTACCGTGCATCTGAGCGGCCTTGCGTCCGGGCGCGAGCCACCATGAGGGCTGCTACGAGAGCTGCCACAAAATCGAGTTTCCCACCGGCCGAGCAACGATCATAATGGTCCATGAGACGCGTGGCACATGCCGCGTCCAAGTGACAGAGCTCGCTTTCAATCTTCCTAGACTGGAAAGGAATATCAGACATGGCTGTTACCTATGTAGGAAATTGCCCGCATTGCTACGGGGAGAAGATGGGAATGACTTGGCTGGCAACGTCGCAGGCTCGAGCAAAAGCGCCGACTGCCGTCTTTTCGTGCAATGGGTGCAGCGAGCTTGTTTGCTTAACACTGAGAACTGGCTCCACTGTTCATCAGTGGATTAGCCATGGAGTTGGCAACATCTCCACTGAGGCACAAAGAAACAATGCAGTAATAGCAAGGGTCTATCCGAAGCAGCAGCGCGTCCAAGTCCCAGACCACATTCCCGATACAGTGCGGCGCGCGTATGAGCAAGGCGCAGACAATGCCAACCGCAAGCAGAGCGATGCTGCAGCGGCGATGTTTAGAAAGGCGCTGGACGTCGCGACGAAAGCTCTTGATCCAGACCTCGCGGGAAAAAACTTGGCACCACGAATTGATGCGCTGAACAAAGCAGGAAAGCTCACTAACGATTTGACGGAATGGGCGCATGCCATTCGGCTCGATGGAAATCATGGAGCGCATGACGACGACGAGCTCACTGAAGAAGACATTGCGCAACTTTCGAGCTTTACTGAACTTTTCCTGACGTACACCTTTACGTTGCCTGCACGGGTCGCAGCGAGGAAAGCTGCCGCGGAGGAGAGAAAGAAAGAGGGCGCTCAAGCCGCCTCCGAAAAATCGTGAGGATTGAACCCGAGCCCCAGCAGCACGGTGTCGGACCAGCGGACCGGCTTGGCACTTAGGCCCTGCTCTTCGGGGTGATCACCGATCTGAACCAGCACGGTGATTGCGTCGCATGCCATCGACCGGGTGAGCTTCAGGCTAGAGCCGCCGAGCATGATCATTCCGGAGGCGCCCTGCCCCCGGTCGATCGCCGGCATCAGGCGCCAACCCAGCATCGTGCCCGCCACCATGTGGCGCCAGTCGTCCTTGGTCAGGCGCTGGCCGTGCCAGGACAGGCCGCCGGCCAAGTCGCCGCAGATGGCGTTGAGCATGCGCTGCTGCTTGGGGGTCATCATCCCTTCGCCGCGCTGCTTCCAGTCTTCGGGTCGGATGGAGGTCACGCTGCTTCCCCCATCGTCAGCGGCCCGGCGTAGTGGGTGATTGGCACCAGCCGCATGCCCAGTCGCCATTGCGTCTGTCCGCGCGTGGCGTAGATGACCAGTGGTTTCTCGCCGTAGCCGTAGCAGACGTACCAGCCAGCTTCGGACACCGGCTCGGCTGCATCGCGCAGCTGCAGGACCAGGCGCGGTAGCTCACGCGGCATGGCGCACGCCCTCCCGGTCGCGAGTGGCCTCTTCCTCGGCTGCAGGCTGCGGATCAGCGGCCATGCCGATACCGAGCTCACGGGCGATGTCATCCATGTGCCGTGCCACCTGCTCGCGCGTTGCCGGTGCCGCCCGAGCCACCTCGTGCGCGATGTGGGCTTCGGGCGCCGGCGGCAGTTCCGCGCCGCGCATCACGGCCTCCTTGGCCCGGTTGTAGGCCGCCAGCAGCAGCTTGTCGGCCTTGTCGGCGCTGGCCAGCCGGTAGCGATGGCCATCCAGGTACTGCCACACCAGCCGGGTAAACCCGTCCTGCTTGCCCGTGTCGGCACGCACGGCGTCGAACGGCGGGATTCCAAGGCACATCATCCGGAACTGCGGCAGCGTTGGTGGCCACGGCTCTGCGCTGGCGATGCAGGCGGCCAGGCCGTCGGCCAGCTGCCGGCCGCTCAAGCCGGCCAAGCCCTTCGCCCACGTCACGGCTGCGCCGACGTTCGGGTTCTCGCCGTATGCGCTGGACCACTTGAAACCGTAGATTTCAGCCATCCGCACCCAGAGCGTCCGCATAGCCGTGGCCGGTGCTTGCGAGGGTGGCGGCGTGTGCGGCGTCGGCGAGCTCGCCTTCGAGGGCAAGCTGCGCGGTGCGTTCGGCAGGTGAGAGGCGACGTGTTCCATGGTTCGATCCGTTGCTCGAGTTGACGGGCTTGGCGCCCTCGGCGTGTCGGCCTCGCGCGGCGGCGATGGCCCATTTGAAGAGCTTCTTGGGAGGTGGATCACGCCCCATTCCCTCCACGACCAGGTCGACCAGCATCTGGATCGGCACCCCTTCGACCTCCACCGCATCGATCAGATCCGGATGGCTGGAGCTGGCGGTATGGCAACCGGCACGTCGCATCTGCACGCTGGCCCAACCCGCAGCGGTGAACCCCTCAGGAATCTCTGAGGCTTGCAGTGATGTATCTGGAGTAGATATCCCTGTCCCTGTCCCTGTCCCTGTCTTAGCCGTGACACGTCCGTGACCTGTCCCTGTGACAGGTGGTGTGACGGGCGGTGTGACTGGACATGGACCTGACGGGTCACCATCCGGATCTTCGGATTGCGGCTTCCCTGGCATCGCTACTCGCAGCCCGTGGCGCTCAAGCAGCGCCCGCAGGTCACTCGTCCCGACGTTCCATTTCGGTGGTGCTACCCCAATCGAGCGTAAGGCTTCGAATGCGAGGGAGCGCCATTCCCTCTCCCGCCGCTTCCGCTCGTTGTCGTGATCCTTTCCCGCCCGATATTCCCTGCGCTCTGCCCAGGCCTCGATTGCTTTCTCAGCAACCACCGGGTGATACCAGCGCCCATCGCTACACAACACGAAACCGCGCATGGCGCCACCTTTCACCGATTGCCAGCCGCGCACGTCTCGGCCAAAGCCCGCGTATGCGGCCAATGCCTGGTCGTTGTCAGGCAGACTCGCCGCCGGCAGCTGGTTCCAGGCTGCGCACCACAGGAGCACGGCAGCACGGAACTCATCGCCGGTGGCCATGATCGCCAGCTCGCTGTCGCGGAGCCGGGAGACATCCAGCGGCATGAAGGGCATGCCGCGGAGGTCTACGTCGGGAGATACCAAGGGATCCATATCAGGCTGCCAGCGGCGTCTCGTCGTGGTCAAATACGGGCAACCAGGTCTGGCACCGCATCTCGCTGATGCGGCACTTGCGCGGCGCACCGTGGACAACAACGCCATCTGCCTCAAGCTCGGGCAGCCGGCGCGCGACCATATGCCTGTCCATGCCAGCGGCGTCAGCCAGTTCACGGCTGGTCAGCCCGGGGTGCTGTCGAACCGCAGCGGCGACTCGCTGCTGCTGGGCCTTGCGAGCGCCAGAATCCACGATGTGGCGCGCAGCCTCATGACTGGTGTCGGGGTCGGTGTTGCGTGCGGGATAGTTGGCCATTACTCGGCGTCTCCTGTGATTTCCGCAGCCAGCTCGGCCTGCAGGGTGGCCAGCGCCGCTTGGGCGTCAGCAATCTCTTTCATGAGCCTCTGCTTCGATGCTCGGCTACCGCAGGACTTGCTCTGCGCATAGGCATCGATGACGTCGGCGTGTTCACGCATCACGCAGCTGATCGTGACGGCCCGGCCCACTTCCGCCGTTGGCGCCTTGGCCCCAAGGAATCCGTAGCGACGGGCAAGCTCTCGCTTACACTCCAGCCTGATGTCGTCGGGGAAAGACTTCACCCACGACTCTTCGAGGTCCACCGGCAACTTCACTGCGCCAGTGACATAGCGCTTGATGATCTGGGCGTTGGCCTTCATCGCCTTGTCGGCGGTCTCTGCCGTGGTGCCTACGTGGAATTCCACGATCCGGTGCGCGGCCGGCACTGCGTCCAGGTAGTTGTCCACGATCGCCGCGGCCAAGGATCTCTCGCAGGTGCCCGTCTCGAACAAGACCCGCTGGTGGAAGCGGAACACCACCTGCGACCTCGGCTCGTTGTTGTGAAACTCCGGCTTCATTTGCATTGGGCCTCTTGCAGCGCACCATCTGCGCCATGGAGATGAACTACTCAGAAAGCAGCGCCAGGGATGGCGTGGTGAGACTGATCCGCGAGTGCGGAATGCCGTTCGTGCTGCGAAGGATCGACGGGGAAGTAAAGGCGTTCCCCCTCACCCTTCCTAACCTTGGCCCCGTACCAGAAGGTGGCGGCCAGGTCCTCTGGATGTGGGGAGGCGTCGATGGCGACGCGTGACGCCGAGGGTGCTGCCCTCCCTGCGGTAGGCTGCCGTTTCCACACGAACAGCCCGCAAGGAGGGCAACATGGACCTGCAAAAACTGAAGACGGAGATCGCTGCGCTCACAATCGTTGTCACTCCGCTAATCAGGCAGCGACGAGAGGATCCCAACGTGCAATCACAGATCGGCGCCTTGACCGACGAAGTAGCAGCGCGGTGCCCCCCCGAAGAAGGCGAAGCCTTGCGCCGGGCAGTTCGCCAGCTCATGAATCACTAGCCTCCTGCCCGCTTGGCTTAGAGGCGGCATCGATCTCGTCCTGTTTCCGATGGAACTCGCTCAATGCCTCTCTGAACGCAGCCTTGAACGCCCTCTCTCCGTGCGACGGAGCATTCAGCCAGTCACGAAGCCACAGCCGTGGGTTCCAGCGGTCAGGCAGCACGGAACACCTCCGCACGGATATGCTTTGCGTACCTCATCACTTATCCCCTCCATGGACTGGAAAACCCGCTGGAAGCACAGGCACTGGGACATCCCGGCGCCGATCTACTACCGCGGCAGGTTCATTAGGCAGCCTCGGATTCCGGTCCTTCGCCGTACCTGGATGGCGATCAGAGGGACCGGACGCCGACTGGCGAAGCTCCAATGGTTGTGGGTCGCCCTGGCTGGCGCCGCTGCGGGAAAGTTGGTTGAACTCGCATTGGGAAAGCTGCTCTGAGATGCGCGACATGCGCAGATTGAAGGACGCAGCCGCGAACGCAACCACGCCCACCAGTGCCCATATGGCCAATGCGGGGTTCCGATTGGGGGGCCAGTTACGCCGCACAGTCCACCCCCTGCCCTTCGGCATCCGGCGCCGGACCGAACACGTCCGGGCGCAGGTCGTGGCGGCTCACGCCTGTAGCGAGCTCGATCGCAATGCAACGATAGGCTGGCACCGCGCCACGAGCCTTCCACTCACTGATGGAGGCCGACCGAATTCCAAGGATTTCAGCCAGGCGCTGTTGCGTCCCGGCTGCCCGAATAGCTCTATCGATAGGGGCAATGGTGTCCATGAGCCGGCATCTTAGGATCACCCTAATGTTTCGTCAATAGGGCAAACCTAATTTTTTATCGGGCACTGTTAGGTGATGCCTAAGACCAAGCCAAACAAGCAAGCCGAGGCATTCGGCTCCAGGCTCGTTGCACTCCTTGCCCGCCATGGCCAGCCACGCCGCGGGGCGGGCGCTTACCTCGAGCGGAAGTACGGAGTCTCAAACGTTGTGGCAAATGCGTGGCTGAACGGAGAGTACAAGCCGAGCACCACGACAAGTAAAGCCATAGCTGACGATCACGGCGAAGACTTTAATGCACTCTACTTCGGTGATGAGGACGCGGTAGATCCTTCATCCAGTCGGGTCGTCGCAATGACTGAGACCCCTGCTGGATATGTTCGTTTTCCCCTGCTTGAGGGGTTTGTTTCCGCAGGAGACGGTGGATTCATGCCTGACCACCCTGAAGTGGTTCGTTACATCGACGTGGCTGCAGACTGGGCTGAGCAGAACCTACGCGCCCCGCGAAGCGCAGTGCGCGTAATCACTGCGCGCGGCGATTCGATGACTGGCGACATCAGCGACGGTGATGTTCTCTTCGTAGATAGCCGAGTCCAAGACTTCGACACCGATTCGATCTATGTCATGAATTGGCAGGGCCGGCCGCTCGTGAAGCGCCTTCAACTGCGTCGTGATGGATCTGTGCTGATCCGCAGTACTAACCCCGCCTACGAGCCGGAGGTCGTACCTGCCGGAGAACTGGATCAGCTTTTCATTTCAGGCCGCGTTCTTGCTGCCTGGGGATTCAAAAAGTTCTAGGGCTAAGGAGCGTCAAGTGGGAGAACAGCGAGAAGGCGGCTTCTGTCGGAACTGTAAGAAGGACGTTGTGGTCTTTCGGCGAACGACCAATCACTTGTTGCATTTGGTGCTCGCGGTCTTAACCGCGGGCCTGTGGATCATAGTTTGGATGCTCATTTCACTCTTGCCCAGCCATCGAACCTGTGGGCAATGTGGATCAAGCAATATTGGTCGTAGGTCTAAAACAAGTAGCCCGTCCGGCCTTGATGGCTTCTTGAAGAGGTCAGCTGACAAAGAGCGAGCAAAGAGGCGAGCTGCCAACGCCGCCCGGAAGGCGGCTGGCACTGACGGAAAATAAACGAACGCTGAATGATTAGGCTGGGCCTAATAAAATTAGGCGCAACCTATTGCGCGTAATATTAGGTTTGTCCTAATCTTCTCCTGCGCCCCACTTCCGGGGCCGGGAGACCCACAGTGAGCCAGCACACCGAGCGCTTCACCTTCACCACCGACGAAGCCGGCAATCGGCTCACCGTCATCGACTCGACCACCGGGCTGGAGTTCACCGCCCGGCCGGTGACCGACGAACCGGTCACCCACCGGGGCGCCATCAACGCCTGTGGCAGCTGCCGCATCGGCGGCCACAGCGACTGGGCGTTGCCGAGCCGCCAGGAGCTGCTCTCCCTGGTCGACCTGAGCCGCTATAGCCCGGCCATCGACACCGACGCCTTCCCGGACTTCCCTGCCGACTGGTTTTGGACCGCCGACTTGTGCGCCTGGTCCTCGGCGTCCGCGTGGAGCGTCTATTTCGGCTACGGCTACGTCTCCTACGGCCCCCGCGGCCTCAGCGGGTTCGCGTTGGCCGTGCGTCGTGCCGGTCAGTAATTGCCCCTTTGGCGCTCTTCCCCGCCCCTTCCTTTCCCTCTCCATCTCTCCTGATTAGGACCGAGATCATGACCGTTAAGCGTCGCCCCCTCTGGATCTGGATCGGTGCCGTGTACGCCGGGACCGTCTTCGCCGCGGCGGCCGGCTTGGCCTTCGGCAACCGCCTGTTCGGCCTGGAGTGCTGAACATGGCCGCCGTCACGGAACTGCACCCCGAAGCTGAGGTCCGCCGCCAGCGTCGGAACGTACCGGTGCTGATCGGCAACCTGAAGAACTCTGGCCTGGGCATGCCCGGCGTAGAGACCGCCTATCGCGCAGCGCTGTTCGCTGGCGCCACCGAAGAGATGGCCTGGGAGGCGGCTCGCCGCCACGCGCTGACCATGATCGGGTTCCCGGACGAGCTGTCCGACACCGGTATGGACCTGAGCAAGGTCGAGTCGATGCGAAAGCGCCGTCAGGCCCTGATCGACACCTACCGTGCCCTGCCCAACCCGTTCGCGCTGTCGATCGACGCGGAGCGTGCGGCATGAGCGCCGTCGCCCTCTTCCCCATCCAGACCGACAGTCAGAAGTACCAGCTGGAGACCGTCCGGATGGCCGCACGTCGCGCCGGCCTGAACGTCAGGGCGGTCGAGCGCGAGTTCATCGAGGCGGGCTTCTCCCGCCCGAAGCAGAACGAAATCAGCGAGCGCTGCCGTCGGGCGCGCATGGTCATGACCTTTGGAGGTGAAGCGTGAAGCGGGAAAGCATCCAGCTGCACCTTGAAGTCCTGAAGGATCTGGTGATCTACCTGGGCATGGCTGCCTGCATGACCGGGCTTGGCGCCATCGGCGTCCTGCTGGTGCAGGACCTGGCAAAGGCGGTGGCCCCGTGATCCAGCATCCGATTGCACTACTGGTGCCCGCCGCCCTCAACGCGATGCTGGTCGGATTCTGCATCGCGCTGGCAGCAACCGCCTACCCGCGCAGCGCCGAATCCTTCGTGCTGCTGGGACTCGGATGTGCCGTGTTGTTCGCCTGCCGTGCCGTGGTTGAGGCCCGGCAGGCATGGCGCCCATTCGTCGCCGGTCTCGCTCAGCGTCGCGCCAGCCGCCGCTCAGCACCGCTCACACGCATCAACTTCCCCAAGGACGACATTCGATGAACGCCGTTGCTCAGCAAACCGCACTCTCAACCCAGCCCCGCCAGCAGTTCGACCTCAGCCCGCAGACCTTTGACCAGGCGTTGCAGTTCTGCGACTACCTCGCTGACAGCGACTTCGTCCCAAAGGATTTCAAGGGCAAGCCCGGCAACTGCCTGATCGCCATCCAGTGGGGTGCCGAGCTCGGCCTGAAGCCGCTGCAGGCGCTGCAGAACCTCGCCATCATCAACGGTCGCCCTGCCCTCTGGGGTGACGCGGTCATTGCGCTGGTGCGCAGCTCACCGCTGTGTGAGTACATCACAGAGGCCGACGACGGCAGCACGGCCGTGTGCCGGGTCAAGCGCCGCGGTGAATCCGAGGAGGTACGCACCTTCAGCATGGAGGACGCCAAGGTGGCAGGCCTGCTGGGTAAGACCGGCCCCTGGACCCAGTACCCGAAGCGCATGCGCCAGATGCGCGCCCGCGCCTTCGCCCTGCGAGACGTCTTCCCGGACGTCCTGCGCGGCATGCCCATCGCCGAAGAAGTCATGGATATCCCTCAGGCCGGCGCCGCTAGCGGGGAGCACGCGCGCGGCGCCATTGAGGGGCAGGCCGACAAGCAGCTGCCGCTGTACTCCGAAGCCGACTTCGCGGCCAACCTGCCGAAGTGGCTAGACATCATCGCCAGCGGCAAGAAGTCCGCCGAGGACCTGATCGCCACGCTGCAGACGCGTGCGCGCTTCACCGCAGACCAGCTGAAGAAGATCCGCAACCCGCCCAAGGACGACACGGATGGCGAAGGCAAACCGCAGAGCGACGTTGCTACCGACGCCGACGCCCAGACCCAGACCGCGGTGGAGGGCTGAGCATGCGCACCGTGAACCTGATCCAGGGCACCCCGGAGTGGCATGCCCACCGCGCCAGCCACTTCAACGCCAGCGACGCTCCGGCAATGATGGGCTGCAGCCCGTACAAGACCCGCAGTCAGCTGGTGCGCGAGTTCGCCACCGGCGCGACCATCGAGCACGACGCAGCCACGCTGCAGCGCTTCGCCGACGGCCACCGTTTCGAAGACCTGGCCCGGCCGCTGGCCGAGCGCATCATCGGCGAGGAGCTGTATCCCTGCGTCGGTGTCGACGGCAAGTACTCGGCCAGCTTCGACGGCCTGACCCTGCTGGAGGACAAGGCGTTCGAGCACAAGTCGCTCAACGACGACCTGCGTCTGGCCATGCCGCTGGACGGCACCGACGCCTGCCTGCCGTTGCACTACCAAGTGCAGATGGAGCATCAGGCCATGGTCAGCGGCGCCGAGCGCGTGCTGTTCATGGCCTCGAAGTGGGCCGGCGACGAACTGGTCGAGGAGCGCCACTGCTGGTACACCCCGAACCCGGAGCTGCGGGCCAAGATCGTGGCCGGCTGGGCGCAGTTCGAGGCCGACGTAGCTGCCTACGAGCCGGTGCCGGTGGCAGAGCTGGTGGCCGCTGGCCGCGCGCCGGATCAGATGCCGGCCCTTCGCATCGAGGTGACTGGCGAGGTCACCGCTTCGAACCTGGCCGAGTGGAAGGAACAGGCCATTGCCGTGTTCCAGGGCATCAGCACCGAACTGGTCAGCGACCAGGACTTCGCCGATGCCGAGAAGACGGTGAAGTGGTGCGGCGACATTGAGGACCAGCTGAAGGCGGCCAAGCAGCACGCCCTCAGCCAGACCCAGAGCATCGACCTGCTGTTCAAGACCATCGACGCGATCGCTGAGGAGGCCCGCTCCAAGCGCCTGGCGCTGGAGAAGCGCGTCAAGACCCGCAAGGACGAGCGCCGCACCGAGATCGGCAACGCCGCCCGCCGCGCGGTGCAGCAGCACGTGCAGGCAATCAACGAGACGATGGGCGAGTACGGCATCCCGATGCCCGCCACGCTCGTCGCGGATATCGGCGACGCCATGAAAGGCAAGCGCTCGTTCGCCAGCATGCAGGAAGCGGTGGACGCCGTCGCCGCCAACGCGAAGGTCGATGCGAGCCAGTCAGCCGAGCGGATCCGCGCCAACATCCGCGTCCTGGACATGGAGGTCGGCACCCATGTCGCCCTGTTCCCCGACCGCGTGCAGCTGTGCTCCACGAAGTCGGCGGAGGATCTGCGCAACCTGATCGCCGCCCGTATCGCCCAGCACCAGCTGGCGGAGCAGACCCGCCTCGACGCAGAGCGCGAGCAGATCCGCAAACAGGAGGAGGAGCGCGCGCAGCAACTGGTAGTTGCGGCCGCGCAGCCAACCGCGGCGCCGGAGCCCAAGCCCGAGTCGAAGCTGAAGCCAGCCGTCCAGCCAGTGCCGGACCCGGTAGCGACGGAGGACCGCGCGCCCTGGGTAGCTGAGGGAAAGAGGCTGAAGCTCGGCGAGATCGTGGATCTGATCGCGCCACTCAAGATCGACGCAGAGGGCTTGCGTCGGCTTGGCTTCGATCCGGTAGCGACCGAACGCGGGGCCAAGCTCTATGCCGCCGACCAGGTGCCGGAGATCCTCGCCGCCGCGATCCGCGTCCTGCAATCGGCAGCCAACGGCCAGAGCTATCCGCTCGCGGCCTGATCGAACCCGCACGGCGGGGCTGCTGCAGCAGCGGGCCGCGCGGGAGACGTAACCCGCCCCAGCGAAAGCTCATGGGTGAACGAGTGGTGCGGATGCAACGCCGCTGACAGCCGGGAAAGACCGGCCCCTATTCCGAAGGAGACCACCATGGTAATCCGCATCGACATGCAGGACGTCGAGTCGTCCCAGATCCACAGCATCGGCCACGACGCCGAGACCAGCACCTTGGCAATCCGATTCACGAGCCGCCGCGGCGAAGGCGCCCCCGGCAGCCTGTACCACTACTCCAACTTCGACGCAGCAGAGTTCGCAGCGTTCCGTGATTCGGAATCTCTGGGCAAGCACTTCGGCAAGTACATCAAGCCGTTCCCGGCGAAGTACCCGTATCGCAAGGTCGAAGAGCCGGCGAAGGCAGCCTAAGGAAGCGGACATGGCACAGGTGACCATAGATATCGATCTGGATGGGTTCGATGACGCAGAGATCCTTAGCGAGTGCAAGGCACGCGGTCTGAGTTCCCTTCCCAACGCTCCCGCCCCCATCGCCAACGCTGACCTGGTGGTGGAGCGTGCCTACCTCGCGTGTCGCTCCTTGCCCTGCCTGCCCCAGGAACTAAAGGACATGTTCTGGCAGATCCACGGTCGGGCGATGACCTGACATCGGAGGCGCGATGAAGCTGCGTACCCAACTCGACATCTTCGACCACGATCCGGCGCGGCTGGCCAAGGCCAACCGAGATGCCGCTGCGCACGCGCTCACTGACGTGCAGTTCCCGCCGGCAATCCGGCAGGAGCGACACGACCACTACATGGCAGAGGCAGTGCGGCTGGAAGCCCTGGCTGCCCTGTGCACCCCTTCACAAGCCGCCTAACGGCGGATACCCACCGCAACGCGAGGAACGCACTTTGAACGCCATCACCATCCGCACCAAGGGCGAAGCTGAAATCCAGCTCACCCTCCCTCCCGCCTCCATCAACGGTTTCATCGAACTCACCGCCGAGCAGGTGGCCGCTCAGGGCGTGATGGCAATCGGCCACACGAAGCTGTTTGCCGACGGCACCAGCGCCGCCGGCACCGACCCGCGCACCGACCATGTCGCGGTGACCGATCACTCCACGGGCCTGATGTGGGCGGTGAAGTCCATCGGCGACAGCGATGGCGACCCGATGAGTCAGGCCGACTGCGAGAAGGCCTGCCGCGAGCTGCGGCTGCTGGGCCACGACGACTGGCGCCTACCCACCCGCAGCGAGCTGGCCGCCCTGGTCGATGACACCCGCCATGAGCCGGCCATCGATACCTCGCTGTTCCCCGGCGTGCTGTCGCGCTGGCACTGGACCAGCACGCCCTGCGCCTGGTCCTCGGCGTCCGCGTGGCTCGTCGATTTCTACAGCGGCCTCGTCTACGGCTCCCACCGCGGCTCCTACGGGTTCGCGTTGGCCGTGCGTCGTGCCGGTCAGTGATTTGATTTTCTGCTGAGGCTTTCCCGATGACCTCCCGTTTCCAGCCACCACCCATCATCAAGGCCGCCGAACGCATGGCGGTCGAGATCGAGAATGCCGTGCGCAAGTTCGCTCGCTACCATCGCTACCAGATCGGCAGCGACCTCCGCGCGCGTGCCCAGCAGGTGTTCATTAACGCCAACAATGCCTGGCGCGAGCGCGCTGAGCAGGCGCGGTGGGTAGCGGTGCTGGTGCGGGATATCGACGCCCTCAAGCAGCTTCTGCAGATTGGCAAGGGCGTTGGCGCCTTCGCCAGCTTCCGCCAGTTTGAAATGCTCATCCGCCTGGCCGAGGAGCTGGGTATGCAGGCCGGCGGGTGGCGCCGTCGCCTGCGCGAAGTCTCCCATGCCCAGAGTGCGCAAGCCAATGGCGTCGCGCAGCGTGGCAAGAAACTGAGTACCCATACCGCCCTTGCGGGGGCCAACTCATGACGAAGCCGCGCTATCCGCATCCGGGCTGCGCGGCCTGGTCGCAAGTGTATGGGGAGGCGGCCGCCTGGTCCTCGGCGTCCGCGTGGAACGTCAATTTCAACAACGGCAACGTCAACAACAACCACCGCAACAACAACGGGTTCGCGTTGGCCGTGCGTCGTGCCGGTGAGTTTCAGGGAGAGGTAGGCCTGCAGGAGCTGTATCAGGCATGGCGGCGTGCGCGCCGCCAGAAGGTTCCAAGCTTCAACCAGCTGCGATTCGACCACCGCTGGGCTGATGGCCTGCTGCAGCTGCAGCGCGAGCTGCTGGCCGGTCGCTGGGAGCCGCGTCCGTCGACGTGCTTCGTCGCTACCCGGCCCAAGGCCCGCGAGATCCATGCGCCTGACTTCGCTGACAGGGTTGTGCACCACTGGCTGGTGCCGCAGCTGGAGGCGCTGTGGGAGCCGACGTTCATCCACGACAGCTACGCCAATCGTAAGGGACGCGGCAGCCATGCGGCGGTGCGCCGGGCCCAGCAGTTCGTGCGGCAGGTGCACAGCGGCCAAGGCGGCGGCTGGTATCTGCAACTGGACGTCGCCAACTTCTTCAACAGCATCCACCGGCCGACCCTGTGGCGGATGCTTCGCACCCGCCTGCGCCGCCGCGGCGCACCGCTGGTCGTCCAGCGGGCCACCCATGCCCTGCTGCGCCGGTCGCCGCTGCACGCCGGCGTCCAGAACCGCGCCACCGCCGCCGAGCAGGCGCAGGTGCCGCCGCACAAGCGGCTCGCCAATGCGCCGGCCGGGCGAGGCCTGCCGATCGGCAACCTTTCCAGCCAGTTCTTCGCCAACGTCTACCTGGACGCGCTGGACCAGTTCGCCAAGCACACCCTCAAGGCCAAGCGCTACCTGCGCTACGTCGATGACTTCGTGTTGTTTCACCACGACCGCGAGCAACTGGCGGCCTGGCGTGACCAGATTGAAGCCTTCCTGCGGGATCAGCTCGGGCTGCGTCTGAAGGCCGAGCAGAAGCTCTGCCGCCTCACCGACGGCCTGGACTTCCTTGGTTACGTGATCTACCCGACCCACACGCTGGCCCGCCGCCGCGTCGTTGGCCATCTGCATACGGCGCTGGCGGAGTGGGAAGGCCAGCACGTCCAGGGCGACCGCCTGCGTGGCACGCAGGCCGACTTTCGTGACATGGCCAATCGCATCGCCAGCTTTGCCGGCCACCTGCAGCACGCCAGCAGCCATCGCTTGATGCGGCGCGTTCACACCCGCTTCCCTTGGCTGCGATCCGCAGCCCGACCGCGCCGTTTCAGCCCAAAGGCAGAGCGTCGCATCCATTCGATTCAGTGGCACCAGCGCAAGGAGATTGCATGAACACCGGGAAGACCATCAGCACCGCCGACGCCGTGCGTCACCTGATCGTGTGCGACACCCAGTTCTCCTGGGCGGGCGTCACCAACCTCACCCTGGAACAGATGATGGACCTGCAGGCCAGGGGATGGGTCGTGGAGGGCGATGACAACGACGAGTTCCAGTTGACGGTTGCTGGCGAGGCCGTGGTTGCCAAGGCCCTGAAGGCAGGGACTGGCGACAGCGACACTCTGCAGAAGGTGGCGCGCAAGATCCGCGCGAGAGCGGACAGCGAAGGCACGGGCAAGCAGCACGGGCCGCAGTACGTCGCGGGCCTGCGCAACGCGGCCAACATGATCGACGCCGCAATGGGAGCCGACGCATGAACACCACGATGGCAGACGGCGCCCATGATCGCCTCGACGCACAGATCGCCGAAGCGCTCTTCGGCCAGCCGGGCATGAGCAAGATGGACGTAGCCAACCTGCTGCGCGAGCTGCGCGGGGATGGGCCGGCGCTGCTGGTGGGCGGGAGCCGAGGCAGCAAGGTGCAGGTGGCAGAGGGGCCTTGGCCAGAGATCGACGCCATCCTGGCCGATGCCTATTCCGCAGGCGCTGTGGGTCTACCGTTCGGTGGGATCGCGCGGCGTGCAGCTGTGCGTGCAGCTGTTGCCACCCTCTCCGCCCAGCCCTCCCCGGGTGGTCAGGGGGAGCTGCGCGAAGCTGCTGAGTTTGCACGAAGCGTACTGGCGGAAATCTACGCAACCTATCAGGTCAAGATCGGCCCCTTTGCATCGCAGGCTCAGTTGGCAAACGTGAAGCTGGGTGCCGCCCTCGCCGCCCGACAGCCGGTGACCATGGACGATGCGCTGGCAGCAGGCGACGGTACGCTGCACGGAGCAATTGACCACTGGCAGGAACGTGCATTGCGCGCTGAGGCTGAATTGGCCGCCCGCCAGCCGGTTGGGGAGCCGGTGGCGTGGATGACCCACCACGACGAGCCGATGCTGTTCCCGACCGCCGCTGAGGCTGCCGCCTACTGCGAGGATGACGAACAGCCGGTGCCGCTGTTCCGTTCGCCCGCGCAGGCCGTGGACTTGGGGCAGTTCACGGACGCAGATGTGCGTGCCTGGGTGGAGCGCAATGATCTCGGAGGCAGCTTCGGAAGCCTGACAGACGCTCGCTGCGCCTTCGATGATGCAAGGTCCGCGCACCTGATCGACGGCGAGGCGGTGGGCAATGGCCGTTGATTTCCCGCGCGGATGGGAGATCACCCGCGCCACTGCTCCCGAGTATCACCACAACCGTTGCAGCTACAACACGCACGGAATGCTCTGCGACTGCGATGTGCTCATGAAGCACCACGAGTACCTGGACGTTGAGCGGCTACATGGGGCCGGTGGGAAGGTACTGAAGCATCTTCCAAAGGAGCCGCCCAATGGCTGACCAGCTGCTCACCGCTGCAATGGTCCACCTGCTCGCCCTGGTTGGGATCCTGTTGGTGCTGGGCGCACTCTGGCTCGCGCTGCAGGGCTACCGCGCCGCGCGCGCAGGGCTGCGCTGGTGCTGGCGGAGGTGCGCACATGGCTGA